AAAACCTCGACATCATCTACCAAGCCCAACTTGTAAGCATCTAAATACATATTGTACTCAGCCATCTTATTTGATGGTAATGTTGAACCTGATACTATCCGAATATCGTGCTGACCTAATGATATATCATTATCTATAGACTGCAATTCTTTAGACTTATCATCGTAAAGTCTGTTATTTACAGTAAATTCTGTAATGTCATTATTAGGTTGCACTATTCTAAAAGTCTTTTTAAAACTATAATGTCCTTTAGCAAAGTTATAAACACATCTACCAAGAACATCTAAGCTTCCCTCTATATCCCTTAATTTAGATCTACCTCTTGATTCTCCCATTTCTTGCAACAAGTATGTGCCCCTAGCTGTATCAGCAGCACCACTTCTAAACCCTTGTAACAACTCTGGTATACCAAAATTTAAATCTATATAATTTTCTACTCTACTAATTAATGCGTAGAACTCAGAAGATAAAGCTTGGGGTGCTGGATAATGAGGTTCTCCAAACTCTGGATTAAACTCAATAACAGCATTAGGGTTTGCCCAATCTCTTTCTAGCTGACCAATGTCATCAACACTACCTTCTGGAACTAAAAGTTTTAAACCAGCAGAAGCTTGTGCATGACTTAAAGTTAAAGAAAATAATTTATTAATTAGTCTTTGAGAATCCTTAACCTTATTTACATCGGACTTTGGATAAGGAGTGTTTGTCCAAATATTTGGGACTGGTATAATAGGGTATATATCAGTATTTAGCACTTGTTCATAAAGCAGTATTTGTCCAACTGTAGCCACATGTTTTATACGAGTTTGCATAACCTCGACTGCTTCAACCAGTCCCGATTCTATCAAATGAGAGTTTTCAGACAGAATCTTTTGAAAAGAATCTAAATCAACTATCTTTTCTTCTTGTGTTTCCTTATTAAATAATCTATAAAAAGGAACTTTAATTTTTTCAAATCTCTCTAGTATTTTGTATTTTTCATACCCATCACTATCATAATCTTTAACTACATCAGGAGTAAAAGAAGATGAAGAGTTTTTTCTTTTAGATGTAGGATAATCTTCCTCATCTGTTGAGCTATCAATACTATCAATAATCTCTTCTAGTTTTGGATACAATCCTAATAACTGATCTTTTGTAAGTATAGTAGAAAGGACTATAGCTGATGCATCAGCATAATGCCTATCTCTAGATGCTGGGTCTACATAAACACGAAAAGGGCTAACACCAGTAATCTTAACATCCCCTCTACCAAAATCTGATTCTGGGTCAACATAAACATAAAAGTATCCTATACCAGATACTGAATAGTCATGAACAACTTGTTTAAAATGTGTATTACAGTTTGATATATCCCAAATGTATTCTAATATAGTTCGCCAAACATTTGATAATTTATAATCAGAATCTTCTCTGGCAACTGCAGTAAACTTTGGGTTTCTTGATGTTAGTAAAGATTTTAACTTATCTACAGCAGCATAAACTCTATCTATAATAAAATCACCTTGACCAACAGATTGAAGCATTTCTGATTCTTCTGATGAGTAATGATTTCCTAAAACAAAATCTATAGCATCTCTGGCTTCTGTATCCCAGTTTGCTCTAGCGTCTCTATACCTTCTAAATAAGTCTCTATTTCGCTGGGCTTCTTCATGCTCAGCAAATGTTTCTACGTAGTTAATAGTCGGACTCCTAAATGTATATTATATAATATAATACGTTTTATGTCTTTTGTCAAGTATTTTTTATCTTCTTTGTCCAGTAATCCAACTTCTTAGTATAGATTTTTGTTTTTTCTTTCGATTGTTATTATTATCTGCTTGAAAATTATCAGAGTTAAAACTTTTACTTAGAGGTGCTCTAGCATTTACAATAGAATACCAAAGACCATCTAGTAAGTCATCATTTTTTCCTTTTGGAAAGTGAAACATTTCATCTACTAACTCTTGATGTATTTTTCTATGAAACAGTTTGCCACGATTTACAATAGGACAAAGTGTAGATTCTATTCTATCTTCTTTTTTAATACCATGGGGTGGTCTAACTCCTCTAGCTATTCCAGGTGTCATCTTTCTATCAAACCCACTCATATTGTTTACAGAGTCTTTGATAATACCTTGAGCACCTACATGCTCCACATTAACTCTTCTAACTGGATTGTATTGTTTTGCAATCTCAAATATTTTTTGTGGCATTTCATATAAAGGTAAATGATCGTGATAATATTCTAATATATAATAATTTTTTTCACTATCAATAGCTGTAACCATAATAACTTGATAGTCATTGTTTGCATTTGCTTCGTATGCTAAGTCTACACCCATATAAACATTTACTGGTATAACTTTATCTTTTGATTTTATATAAGCTTGGTTAGAGTTAGATATAAACTCATAATCATGATGCTGCAGTTTATCAATCTTAAATTTAGCAGTAGCTAAATCTCTAGCATCATTCATATACTCTTGTGCAAACTTATGTAACTGACCTACATTTTCATAGTCTTTTCGTATTTGATTTATCTTGTCTTTACTAAAATAAGAATTCCACAAAGGTTTACCATTCTCTAGTACTCTATGAAATATAACATCCCAAGTATAAGATTCGTTTTTTTCTTGGGCTTCAAGATATCCATCGTATATAGCCTGCAATGCTGAATCGTAATGTACGATAGTGCCAATTAACCAAATGGATCCCTCGTTGCCCTTAGATTCTTCTAAAGATGGGTAGACAGTTGACATCAACCATTCTTTAATCTCTCTTCTTCTATCTGGTGTTTTTGTATTTAACTCAGATTCAAAGTCATCAAGAATAATATTTGTATATCTAGTACCTAACTCAGATCGACCACGCAATCTTTGACTAGTACCTTTTGCTATAACTCTATCTCCACGACTAGTTGTTATTTCTTTTTCAGTCCACTTATCTCCAACCATATCTCCAAAGTAATAGTGTAATGGACTGTTAAACTCAATATGGTTTTTAATATATTTTAAATGATCAACAGCTTGTCCTTGCTCTTCTGATACCCAAGCAGCAAATTCTTTTTTACCTTGTGGGTTAAAATATATTTTATGAAGCAATGCAGCTTTAGCCATAGTAGATTTAGAATGACCTCTAGGCAAAACAACACAAAGCTTTCTAAGACTTCTATCAAGCAACTTATTACCAACTTCATAATGAAAAGGTGCTGGTGTGCTTTTCATAAAATCTTCTGGAAGAAACAGTTGACCAAAAGCTATAAGATCTTTTGATACTAAATTAAGAACTCTTTCTTTTTCAGAAAGACCACTTGAGTTTATATTAAAATTATCTATCGTACCAGTCTCCACTTTCTATTACCCTAAATGAATTACTACGCTGCAACATCTCATCTCCAGCAACATATATCCAAACATTTTCTGTAGAACCATTATCCATCTCTACATCTGTTTTAACTCTTCTGTACAAACCAGAACTAATACCTTCATACATATCATATCTCATTAGCTCTTCAAATGTAACATCATGTACCTCGACAACTGTTCCTTTTCCATTTTCGTTCTGTATTACAGCTGGAAAGTTTTTATGCCCTGGGTATACAAGAGAGGATTTTTTTACCCTGCCAGTATTTTTAGAACCTTTTCTAAGTGTTCCATATACAGCAAGCTTTATATCTTTTTTATTACTCATTAACTCACTCCATGAACTGCTGGTAAACCAACAGAATCTATTTCTAAGTTATTATCATAAATAGTCATACAACTCATACATTCAACATACATTTTATTTTGATCTAAATTATTTATTATATAAGCAGTAGGAAATAATTTATGCCCACATAATACACAATGACTAGACTTCAACTTCTCTGTTAGCTTCTGCAATTTGTTTAACTCCTCCTGATCCGATGGCATCTAACTGCTCCTTTGTAAATCCTTGAAAGACAGCAACTGATTCTGTTCTCTTATCTGTATCCATCATCCCACTGATTTGCATTAATGTTTTAATAGCTTGTATTTTATCTTTATCTTGAGACTCCCCATTGTCTACAATATGTTTCATCTGCTCTAGTAAATACAAAGGAGTAATCTCAGCTTCTGTAAGAACTTTGTCTATTTCTTCTCTAATCAATTTTTGTATCCTTTTTGCTTTCATGAGTATTTTGGCTTGACCCTCAGCATATCTTCTGTTATTGGTTGGATACGCTTTTAAAAAAGAGTCTACTATATTTTCACCTTTAGCAACAAATTGAGCAAAAACAAACTCTCTGTGTGTTAATTTTTTTTTCTCAATTTTATGATTCCAGACTGTTTTATTAGCCAAGCCAAAAGAGTAAAGATTTTTTCTAGGCTCTCCCTCTATCTTAACAGTTTTATTGCAAACAAAAGTTCCTAACGGAACTCTTATGTAATCTTTTGTTGCATCAGAGTCTTTTGATACTTTAAGCTTTCCACGTTTTAAAACCTGACAAACTTGTCCATCATCTGAAACTATCCAACTACCCTCATCTCCATCTCTCCAGTTATTAACAACATCTGTGTTTGCATTGTACTGTTTAAATTCTTTTATACTTTCGTATATAGGATGATTAACCTTATTAATCTTTCTGCTTATCATCTATTATATAATATAACCTATTTTATTGTTTTTGTCAAGTAGCAGATCTATATGCTACATTTGTTTCTAATGTATTTGACTTGCCTCTGATATGTGGAGAATAACAAGATGTACAATAGTAAACATCATATGCACTTGCACCAGTATAGTATTTCTTTTTATGTTTCTTAATAGAATTACTACCACACACAGAACAAACATTTTTATCCATCATAACAGCTATGTTAGGATGGTTTTTAATGTAAGGTCTTAGTTTTAAATACATTTGTTCTAGCCCCATAATATCATGCTTGTTATACTCTTCCATTTCTTTGAGAGCTTTTCTATCTCCATTCATACAATCAACCCAAAGCTGAAAGTCTGTTTCTAGTTTTTGTTCTAATCCTAAAAACTTTGTAATATAATCTTGCTTGTTAGAAGTTAGGGCAAATTCTTTTCTAGCTACTTTTAATGTATCTATTGTTTTGTATGGCATTGGGGGTACAAAACCATTGCTTAAAAATCTAGCTTTTAATTTTTTAAGATCAAACTTATCTCCATTGTGAGCAATAACAATATCTGCTTCGTTAAGAAGTTTCCAAACAGATTTTATTATTCGTTTGTCATTTCTTTCTTTTGCTTCTTTAGAAGTTAAGACATCACTTAATATCTTATCATCATACAACCATTTAGCAGACCAGCTTAAAACATACCAGTCTATAGCTTTGTTATTATTATCTTTTATAATGCTATGTGGATGTACATACTGTTTACCTATACTCCAAACCCACACAGCTATCGGTGTGGTCTCTATATCAAGAAAAAGTATTTTAGGTAGTTTTGCATCAAAAGCATCTGCTCTATCCATAGCAGCAGTATTGCCTTTAATAAACTGACCCTTTGCATTACGATTGCCATCTGCTTGCCAACTCATTTACCCCAAACCTTTTCTGCAACCAACTGAGCAATCACGCCATATATTGATAAGTCTCTAAATGCATCCATGTATGTTTCATCTGATACTGCATTCTTACCACTATTTTTAATTAAAATATTTTTTAATCTATTTACTTTGTCATTCATTCGAATAACCAAAGCAATAAGAGACAACATTCTGTCGCTTTCATTTTCAAGATCTCCACCAAGCGTGATGTTGCCACTTCCATAATCATATTGTTTTTTACAAAATAATTCATACTGTTCAGTTGTTATCTCTCCAAACCTTTCCATCATTTGAGGATACATTTCTTCTATCTTCTTACGAAAAATTTGATTAGTAATCTCTCTCATTTGATTCCTTTATAATGTTATTGCTGGTACTACAACTCTAGTAAAATAATTACACTCTGTGTCTATGGTGCATTCCTTTCCTTGTCTTTTAGAATCAATACGCATAATTAGTCTGCGATCAACAGAATACATATCACACCCTAAACATCTACCATTATCCCAGTTAGCACAGTAGGTGCGTGCATCTTGTTTTTTATATTTTTTCATACACTCAATATAATACAAAAATAAAGTTTTGTCAAGTTTTATTTTTTTCTTGACAAATGCTATTAAAGTACTTATATTGTATATAGCTAAACTAGAGAAATAAATATATAATATATATATTATATATAAACTATATAAAGAAAAATAAGTTATTAACATAACTTAGAAAAAGAAAAATATATGACCTATAAAAAAATTTTACCAAAAAATTTACAGAAATGGGTTTATAATATATCAGCACCCTATAAAATAAAAACTAAAGAAAGGTTAGAAAAAAACCAAAATGAAAAAATTACTCTCTGTGTTGTTACTGTTGATTGGTTGCAGTAACCCTCCAAAAACTACATATTATAATTATAAAGACCTAAATGGCAAACAACATATCTTTACTACAGATATATATAAATTAAAAGAAACAGATTATCATTATTGTTATGAGCATAATACACTACATAAGTTAGAAATAAAAGGATATGCACAAACTACTATGATGGTAGACTCTACTGGATCAAAACATTTTTACGAACACATGCTGGATAACTCTAATAACTGGTGTTATGTCCATAATCGATATGAATATGTAGAAGCCTTAAAAACGCTTCAAGAATAACATATCCATACTTATACTAGACAAAAGTAAAAAAACTCCATATAACAGCAAATTTGGGACAAATAGAGGTATTTTAGTTTTATAGTCATACCCATACTTTATACATACACTTCACAGTTGTAAAAATTGTACCATTTTGTGTGTGGTTCTTTTTTGCGTGCCACCCCCCCCTGCCCGATTTGTTTGCATTTGTAAAATTTGGTTAGAAATTCTATATTTCGACTAGCTAGTCTAAATTTCAAATACTTAGTTTAAATATAAAACTTAAATTCGAAAGTTTTTTTTAATTTGACTTAATTTTTTTAGTGCTGCAAGTTGATCTAAACTTAAAATTTTTAAGTCTAAAATTGCCCTGGTATTTACTTTTATTTTATTATTTTCTTTTAAAATTGCCCTGGTATCGTTAATTTAATTTATGTCAAACAACAACAAAAAAAAGGATATAGAAAATGCCAAAACAAATGACAGAGAAAGAGTTTAACGCTACTAAAAAAAGTCTAACCAAGCTCGGAATGTTAGAGGCTGTTAAGCAAATGGACAAAGACAGAGAAAGTGGAGATATAGAGATTGTAGATAAAACTCCTAGAAGTGGTCACATAGACTTTATAGCAGACGTAGAACTAAAAGAGAAACTAATGCAAATTACTAGGGAATTATCAAAACTTAGTAATTTTGAATATGAAGTCCCTAATCAATCTATGCTACAAAAAGGAGAGTTAAACAAACTATCTAAGTTAAAAAAGGAACCGAGCAAAATTAAAAGAAAGTCAACAAAGTACTCGATTAATATTGCTACCGAGCCAATTTTCTTAGATGAAAACGGCAAAGAGATTAAATAGCTTTAATCTAGCCTAAACAAAACAAAGAGCCTATCTATTTATTTAGATAGGCTTTTTGCGTTTATATAGTAATCTTATCTATAAAGAAAGTTATCTATGAAAAAAATTTATTTTGAAATAGAATATACTCTAAAAAAGAAGTGGATACTCTATCTAGAAGATAAAGAGATAGGTTCATTTTCTAGTCATGAAAAATTGATAGAGCGTATTTTATATATACGAGACTTATGCAGTAAAGAGTCAGATTATATAGAGATATATAATAGAAACAATAGAAGTATCTACAAGGTAGACCAACATAGACTAGGCGACTTGATAGTCAGACTAGGTGGTCTATTTACAGATGGTGGAGATATGACAGATACAGAGTATCTAGTCAAACATACACTAAAGATACATAAGCAACCAATCAAAACACATAGAGCAATCAAGCCTATAGATACCAAAGTTACTAGACCTATACTTAGAGAGGACAAGACTTGGTAGACAATCAATCAAGATAGAGAGGAGTTATTACTATGATGAGTACTAAGGAACCAATTTTTACGAGAGTAATAAACGATTTAACTAAATCTCAAAAGAGAGTAAAAGAGTTAGAAGAAAAAAAGAAGTCTATGGAATTACGTATAAATAGACTAGAAGAACATAGAGATGACCTGAGAAAGCAAGTAAGATACCTACAAAACAGACTATATAGAGCTAATCAATCTATGTATCAAAGATTTAAAGACTATATCAAAGATAGAATAGATCAATGGTAGACAGATGTCCACATAGTAGAAAGTGGCAACTGGTAGAGTGGTACGTCAAATACTTTAATACGTCTAAGAGAGATGGCAACTCTAAGACAAAGAAACAACTCTATGCCATATGGTATAGAGAGAAAGATAAGAATATCTATGGAAGAGAAGATAGACCCTAGAATAACTAATCTAATCAAAGCCTACGAGAAGACTTTAGATAATATAGATCTAGATATAGAGAATACTAAAAGACAGATAGAGAGAGAAGTAAAGCTAGAAGAGGTAATGGGTAGAGAAGCTAGAGTAGCTTTAGGATGGATAGAGGCTTTAGAGTATGTATTAGTTTTAACCAAGAGAGAAAGAACACAAGGAGAAAAGATAATATGCTAGAATCAATTAAGCATCTACTAGGACTATGTGGAGAGCCACATGGTCTAGCACATATGCTATACGCATTAGGTAGTCTACTAGGTACAATATGCTATGGCATGATTAAGAGAGTATTATGGTGGATAGAGGATAACGTATGGATATAGAACAATTTATTAACAAGTATAGAAGCAATATAGATAGCTACTTAGAAGAGAAGTATCCAAGATTTAAGAGAACAGATCAAGAGAGACAGCTGTTTGTAGAGAATGATGAGTATCTATATAAATGGGCAGTCAAAAAGGGATTATCTACGAAAGATTAGATATGTATAAGATTTATAAAGAATTACCTACAAAGAGAGAGGTAGTAGTATAGATGAAAAAACAAACAACTAAGAATATTATCGAGAGGAGTATGCCTATGAGATAGTATTCTACAATCAAAGAAGGGAGAATATATGTGTGGTATATTTGGTTATGCAAAGCAGAGTAATGCACAGACAGACCAACAGATGGAGACCATCAACGTAGTTCTAAAGAATCTAGCTAGAGAATCAGAAGTCAGAGGTACAGATTCTACTGGTATAGCAGTTATTAACGAGAATAAGAATCCTCTAGTATTCAAGTCTCTAAAGAAAGCTAGTAATCTAGTTAAGAACAGAAACTATGGAGAGATTCAAGAGAGTATTGACAAAGAGACAGCGATAGTTCTAGGTCATACTAGATACGCTACTCATGGTACAGTATCTCTAAAGAATGCTCATCCATTTAGTTTTGGCTCTATCATTGGTACTCACAATGGTGTAATATACAACCATGAAGATGTCTCAGCATCTCTCAAGAGAGTGTATGAGGTAGACTCACAAGCTGTGTTTGCTCTATTTGACCAGAATAGTAACTTACAAGAATGTTTAGACGAAATGTATGGAGACTACGCATTAGCATGGAATAAAGATAACAAGAACACCTTGTATCTATTGAGAGAAAATGGTAGACCGTGCCACTACGTATACTGGAGTGAAGCTAGAGTTATGTTCTACGCATCTACTAAAGAGATACTAGAACAAGCTATACAAAAAAGCACTATGAGTAAACGTATAGATAAGCATACGATTGAAGTATACAATCACTTGCTAGATCTATACACGTCTGAGATACATACACTAGATGTGGATAAGTTATACACATTCGATACACACAAGTTTACAGACGAGTTAGTATACGAGACTAAAGACTATATCACAAACTCTATATCATATAACTACGTAAATAGTAGAAGTGCCTGGAATTATGGTGGCTATGGTAGCTATGGATATAACACTTGCGATGTAGATGATTATATGCTAGACGAGATTAGTTGTGATGGATGCAATGAGAAGACTCAGTACATGGATATAATCTACAACGAAGATACTAAAGAGTATGTATGCTATGATTGTGAATACAAAGAGAATCCAAAACTAAACGTAGACGAAGCTTATATGGAAGGTATAGAGTGTAGCGACTGCAAGTCTTACGATGACAACGTATATAAAGTCAAAGACAATTATATATGTGAAGATTGTTATGTCAAGGGAGACTTATTCAGAGAGGAGGGTTATGAAGATGGACAACAAGCTTTTATCTCATAAGAAGGTAGCTATGATAGTTGGTATAGAAGATAGCATTAGGTATCGTACCAAACTACAAGCTATGAAGAAGCTATACAAGAAAGCTAAGAACAATCCATTTACAGATACAGAATCGTTTAATAGCTACATGAAGTTCATAGCTAACAAGATCAGAGAAGGTACAAGCGTAGAAGTTCAATCACTAGAGCCAGAGGAGATATTCGATACATTGAAGAAGATAGGTTGGCTTAGAGAGAGAAGCTACGCTAGTTTCTATATGATTACTACTAACAAAGCAATAGCTTAGGAGGTATGTATGCCAGGTAAAATAACTACTGGAAGAATAGAAACCTTTGAATGTGATTGTTGTAGTGAAACATATACAAAGACTACTCTTGGAGCTAGAAAGCGAGAGAGAGATGGTACCTTAGAGCATCCTATAAGACAAACAATGGGCGTTGATGTATACGACCAACCACGTTGGGAGATATTATGCAATGTCTGTTACGATGATGTTATAGAAACATGCTGTGATTGCTCTTCTCATTTAGAGAGAGGTGGTACAAATACTTTCTACTCTGAAGATGGAGATTCATTCTGTGAAGATTGTTACTATGAGCATTATGGACACTGCGATGATTGTGGAGATGAATGCCATAGAGACTATATGGTATATAGAGAAAGCAGAGAAGAGACGTACTGTGAAAACTGCGATCCTGGAGATGGAGATGATGTAGACCTATGGAGTTTTAATAGAACAAATAAGATAGAGTCTACAATACCAGAAGCAGAATCACGTAGGTTCGTAGGTATTGAGATAGAGTGTTTAGTTGGGGATTCAGAATGGTGGGATTATCATGATGGTTATCCAGAGACATTCAGAGCTGTTAGTGATAGTTCTATAAATAGAGAAGGAGAAGAGAGTGCAGTAGAGTTTGTACATAGAGCACCGATACAAGGTAGAAGACTTAAGAGGTCTATAGTTTCTATGTGCGATTATCTATCAGATAATAACTTCTTTACTAATAAAAGCTGTGGTCTACACGTACACGTTGATGCTGCAGACATGGGTTACAGAGACCTTAAGTGGACTCTATTACTAGGTAAGTCTATTCAAGATATTATCTATAAGATGATGCCGATGTCTAGACGAGATGGTAGATGGGCTAAGAGAATACCTATGAGTAGAGAGAGTATACTTAATATCTGTGATGACCATGACTTCGTAGACTCATGGTACTCAGCTTGGGGCGTAGAGCCTAGCTACGAGAAGTACAATCACTCTAGATATTGTGGTATGAATATGCACTCTAGGATTATCAATGGCTCTATTGAGTTTAGGTATCACTCTGGTACTATCAATAGAAACAAGATAATAAACTGGATTACTATATGCCAAGCGATAGTAGATACTGGTAGACTTCTAGGTATGTATGGAGAAGCTAAATATATTACTAATGTTCCACAAGAGTATCAGTATATAAAGATATTAGCTAACCAGATCTCTGAGAGAAACCTAACCTATGGAGAGTTTTGTAAGTATCTTAGATTACCTCTTGAGGTAAAGCAACACGCTAGAAAGAGACTAACTAAGTTCTACAGCTCTGACTACAGAGAAGACTACGAGACTATGCATTTCTACGTATAATAGAAAGGAGGTGTCTATCGAGACATTTGAAACACTAGATAGATTATATAAATCTATAGAGGATTTAGCAAATATATTCTATACAAAAGATAATAATGTAACCAATGAAGATGTTCATGAGTCTATTGAAAAAGTTATAGATACTTATATAGAGTTAAAGAACATTAGAGAAGAGTAGTAATATAAATATATAAGTATATAATTATATATATATAGACCCAACCATTGTCTACAATATACGGAGTTTAGTAAAGTTTGTCAAGGAAAAAAATATCTTGATATGAAATATTTTTCTCTTTATATTGTAGACATGAGAAAGGATAACATATGCCAGCTATAGGATTTAAATATCCAGAGGGAGATACTATAACATTTGAAGATGCTCTAGAGAATAATAAGCTAGACATTAATAGAATGGGTGTATATCCTACAGCTTTGAGAGAGATGGCTAAACAGAGAGATCCAGATAGAAAGCCATCTGTTACAGAGCTACTCAATGGTACTTGCCAATCCTACTTACAGAGAACTACAGAATATTATCTAGACCCACAAGACCTAGCATTTTCTCTAGCAGGTACTCTACATCATAATAAGTTAGAGAGTAACGCTGATGAGACAGATGCTGAGATAAATGTAGAGGGATTAGATATAACTGGTATTGTAGACTTGTATGATAGCCAGACAAAGTCTTTGATAGACTATAAGAATACTGGCTCTTACAAAGCTGCTCAAGTACTAGGTATGGAGTTCTTCTTAGAAGATGACCCTAGTGGTGCTGTCTATCTAAGAGGTGGTAAGTGGGGGAAGAAAGGTTCTCCAAAAAAAGTAAAGAGATTCTGGTCTAATCCAGAGAAAGCAGATTTTGGAGACTGGTCTTGGCAGATTAATATGTATAGATATATGTTACAATCTAGTGGAAAACAAGTAGATAATATGTATGTACAGATGACAGTTAGAGACGGTGGAATACTTGCATCAAGAGACAGAGGCTTAGACAGAAATATATATCTAGTTGAAGTGCCATACATACACAACGATCACTTACTGGATTACTATAGAGATAAAAGAGATAGGTTATTACACGCTTTAAAAAATAAAATAACTCCAGAAAAGTGCAATGAAAGAGAAACGTGGGATGGTATGAAGTGTAAAAAATATTGTGAAGTTAGACATCATTGTCCACACGTAGACAAACAAGACATTCTAGAAAGGAAATAATATGAAAAGCAACATATTTGAAACATTAGATAAGATAGATGTCTCTACTCATACAGAAAAGAAAGGACAGTTCAACTATCTAAGTTGGGCATGGGCAGTCAGAGAGCTACTTAGAGTGGCTCCAGAGGCTACCTGGACTGTACATGAGTGGGGACTAGAGGGTAATAAACAACCCTACATGCAGACAGAAGCAGGGTGCTTTGTAAAAGTATCTGTCTCTGTAAACAACATTGTTAGAGAACAAGTTCATCCAGTTCTTGACAATAGAAACCAACCTATTAAAAAGCCAAACGCTTTCCAAGTAAATACATCTATACAAAGATGTCTAGCAAAAGCAATAGCTCTACATGGTTTAGGATTGTATATATTTGCTGGAGAAGACTTACCAGATACTAGATTAGAAGAAGATAGTGTAAGAACACTAACTAGCTTAGCAGAGAAAACTGGAGATGCAGATATAATGCAAAAGATAGATGAGAGTATAGCTAGTGGTAAGATTAATAAAACTAATATAGAAGCTTATGAAGCTAGGCTACATAAATTAATAGATAATCCAAAGAAAGAAGATTAAATGAGTAACGTAGATACAATACTAGATAAAAGTACATCTGAAGCATACTACGATCCATCTATGGATTTCTCTGGTCTAATGCCAGAAGGAATGTATAAAGCACATGCTACAGATTTAGTAATTAAAGAGAACATAGTTATCAAGAATAAATACATATCTGATATCTATGAAGTTAAGTTTGAGATAGCACCAGAGAACGAAGAGAACACTTACGAAGACAATGGTAATGAGATTAGTGGTAAGACTTTCGTAGGTAAAGAGGTACGCTCTAAAGGTTTCTTTAGATTTAAGAAGCCAGATAAGACTACTCATCCTAACTTAGAAGAGAATAGTGGATCGAATAAATCCTATATGGAATTAATACAATCTTTTGGAATAGTATCAGAGCCAGATAGTGAGGGTAGATACTTCTTACCTAATGTAAACGAGAGCGATGTCGTAGGTATGCCAGTTGAGATAGAGGTAAAGCATAACGAATGGACAAACAGCGAGGGAGAGAAAGTTAAGACTCCAAAAGCTGTAGCTATATTTAGATGGGAAGGTCAAGCTAAGAAAGATTTAACAGAAGATTTGCCTTTCTAGTAGTTGTTTGATTAGAAAAATGGGGTGTGAGTTTTTCCTTTCTTACACCCCACTTGGAGAAAATTATGTATTATAAAAAATCATATTATAGCGTAGGGCATTTGATACTACCTTTTCTTATACTTTGGTATTTAATGCCAGCAATATAGGAGAATATATGGACACACACAATATTAATAGTGCTTTATCTACCATCATGTCTTTAAATGGAATAGAAGACATAAAGAAAGTAAATATCAAAAGATCTTCAGAGACTGGAGAGCACTACATAAATTTTACAGACCAATCTGATAGACAGTTTACACTTAAGGTAGATATAAATCATGAGGAGATGATAAGTAATGAATAGAATAACAATGGCAGAAGCATCAGAAATAAAAGCTGACTCTGATGAGTTAGGTGATAACATAGTAATAGACGGTTCAATTAGTGCACTTTTAGGAATAGAAAGTTTAATGATAGAAAAAGGCGATAGCACCACTAGCGAAGATATAGACAATTTTGTAAAATTTATATGCACTAAAGCAGAAGAAAGAGGAATGATTATTAGAAGAGAGGACAGAGCTAATGAAGATATCAAAATGGATAGAGATAGAAAACGAAATGACAAGCATGATGGGATGGAAGAGAGGCATAGATGAAATGGTCGATATCAAGAGAGAAGTTGCACCAAAAAAACCAATCGACGAACTCTCTCCAAGAGAAGATAAATTATTATTGTACAAGCTTAGACAGCGATATGAAGGATATAGAGAGTATAAAAAAGAACTTGAATTTAAAAAATCATCATTTTGAAGAATTAAGAGAAATAGTGGAGAGGATATATTAGATAATAATAACTTGTATGTGTACAAATGAATTATATAATTGATCTGGTTGGCACCACTCTCCACTAAAAAATTATGAAAAAAAGAAAAAACAAACCTACAATAAAAGAGATTCAGCTAGACTTGCAAACTGTGTATAGTGTAGTTAGGTCTATGGCAAACGAACTGCAGACTTTAAGAGTATTGATAGAGCATTATTTAAATATGAAAAAAGATACTAAAAAGCTTGCAAAATACATAGAATCAAAAGCAAAAGAGTTGGAAGATGAAAGCAAAGAATCTAAAGATAAAAAACACAAAACTGCCTAAGTTTTGCTCTAATTGTGAGGCAAAGAAAAGTGATAGATGGCATATACTATTACTATGCGATAGCGATAGAATGAGTCCTAGACATTATTTATTATGTAAATCTTGTTATCCATATTATGACAATGCTAGTCCAGACCATAAGTTCTGGATAGAAAGAAACATGGATAACTATGAGAATTGTGATCACTATGCCTAGTAAGAGTAAACAAAAAGGAAATAGATTCGAAAAAGAATGTGTTGACAAAGCAATAAAAAAAGGCTTAGATTCTAAAAGAGCATGGGGCTCTGATGGCAGGTCTTTAGGAGAACATCCAGAGGTAGACTTGCTAATTAACAAATATAAAGCACAATGTAAAGTGAGAAAGAAGATAGCAAAATGGTTAACACCAACGAAAGAAGTGGACATACAGATAGTGAAAGAAGACCGAGGGCAGATTTACGTAATCCAGAAGTACGAAGACTGGTTAGAGATGGTAAGCTCTCTCTCGTAACAGCGGCTGACAATGGGACAAACTTAAGAACAAGTGATAAATCATATCAAAGAAGAGAGTATGCAAAGATAGAAGCATTGCTACATTATTTTGATGATGAGTGGTTTGATTTTGCTGGCATGAGAGCAGAGAATAGGTCAAAAGTAGTTCAGTCAAATGATAGAAGATCTATGGATAGTAAGCTAACACCAAGAAGATGCACTACATGTAATAGAGAATATCATAGAAATGGATTAAAAAACGGAGTAGAGTCAGTAGAATATCTAGATAAAAGTGTATTTGGTACAATCAGAATGGAAAAGAAAGAGTGTCCAACATGCCAAGTAGAAAAGAAAAATGCCCCACTTGTGGATCGACAGTAAAAAAACAAGAATATAAAAGTCAAATACAAACCAAGAGGATGCGATATAGCAAAGAGTGCTTGAGTCTTATAGACCTTGCAATCAAAGAGATAAATGCATCTAGGTCAATCCAGTTAACAGATACAGATGTACACGCTTTTCTATCAGAGATAGATGGATGTGATACAGATATGATAATCATGTCCTTAAACAATTACTTGAAGTCTAATGCACCCAGAGAAGGTAAGGGTCTAAGATACTTATCTGCGATAGTAACAAACAACAATTCAAGTAAAGCTGTAAGAAAAAGAAACGAGTATCTGACTATGGATAGAATACCACCAAGGGTAGATTAGAGGTTATATGCACAATATAGAAGCAGAAAGATCATTGCTTTCTACAATGATGTTAGACCCATCTGTTATTGATGTGGTCAGAAGATGGATAGAAGAAGACAATGTATTCTATGATAGATTTAATAAAGATATATGGAGAACCATATCAAGGCTAAAAGATAAGAACGAATCCATAGATATGATATCTGTTGTACATAACTTTCCTAAAAAAGATTATAAAGACAGAGAGATAGCGTATGAGATATCTGGTATAGCTACTAGCGAAGCTACTACTAGCAATGCAGAGAGCTATGCAAGAATGGTTCATGAACACTACCTAAGGAGAAAGATGGTAGAGCATTCTCATAGATTAATCAAGAATGCTGAGGACAATCACAAAGATATAGACTCTCTTATCAATGATGTTAACTTAGATTCATCTAACCTTATAAACCTTAGACCATCTAAGAATGATTTTAACATAGATAAAACTCTAGAAGAAACCAACGACTCTATATTTAATAGTAGAGGTATAATAAAAACTGGTCTAGACAAACTAGATTCAGTAGTGCATGGCATGACTAGAGGAGAGATAACTATCGTAGCAGGTAGACCAGCTAATGGTAAGACTACTGTGGCTGCAAACATAGCTAGACAATTAGTATTGTCTGGTAAGAGAGTAGTTATGTTTAATCGTGAGATGCCTAACGTAGAGATGATGAAAAAGTTTATAGCTATGGAGTCAGATACTATTTCTTACAGAGGTTTGAGGAGTGGTGCTAAGTCTGTAAAGCCAGAGGTAGATAAAGCTATAGAATATATTAGAAATAACTATAAAGATAAATTATTTATGTATGACTCAGTAAGAGATATGCATGACACATTTAGCGAGATAACAAGAATAAAACCAGACGTTGTTATTGATGACCATATTGGGTTGATTGAATACCCATCAAATGACAATCGTGATTTAAGACATAAGATTCGTGATACAACTATGCGTTACAAATGGCTTGCAAAAGGCAACGACATGTGCGTAATTTTAGTATCACAATTAAACAGAAACATTGAACATAGGATCGATTCAACACCAAGACTATCAGACCTTGCAGAGTCTGGCTCTCTTGAGCAAGATGCAGAGATGGTAGTGTTTACACACTATCCTTATGTATCAAGATATGGTGCAGAGGATTCCAATGGTAGAATATGGATGCCAAACGAGATAATGCTTATTGTTTCTAAGAATAGATATGGTACTCCAGGTTCTGTAGAGCTAGGATATTCTGGAGATAGTTGCAAGCTATTCAATGATATAAAGGAAGCGACTATACATGAGAAGAATAAAAACTCAATAGAGTTAGAAGGACAGATAAGAATTGAAGAAAATAATAGTCAAGTCAATACTAGATCATTATAACTTACATCCAGTTATTATATTGGATAAAGATTTAGATGTAAAAGCAAAATACATACCAGAAGAAGATAAAGTAATTATCAAAGATATACCACCAGAAAAAACCAATCCAAAAGATATGTTTATTACTGTTTTACACGAAGCAAAACATATGTTAGATGCTAGGAATCTAGGTATTAGCAAATTTCTTAAAAAGTATGCACAAGCTGGTACAGTAGCTGTGTACTGTGATAAAGACTATCATGATGATAACAGGTGGGAGATTAGAGCAGAGAAGTGGGCACACAAAGAATACAATGGGTATTGGTCTGAAGATAGAGAAGAAACTAGAGGGGCAAAGTTTTTAAGCTAAACCCCTCTAGCCTAGGAGGGAGAGAGAGAAAAGTTTTTCCTTATAGAGTGCAGTCATATTGCCTCTTTACTTGTGCAGAGAAAGAGGGTGTAGTAGTCGAGCTATGCCCTCTTTTTATTTACATAGACTTTCTACTCTTAGGAACAGCATCGCTATCTTGTATTATTCTAAAGAAGTTATTTAAGTCTTCAGTAGCACTAGGATCACCTATTTGAAATCTAGGTCTAACTGTAACTAAATATTTTACTAAATCATTTACATTCTTTATATCAGAGCTCTGTCCAACCATTCTAGACAAGTCATCTGTTGATACTTGAGTTGGAGTATCTACATTTGTTTTATCCATCTGAGCCTTAGATAATGTTTGAGAAAGATCAGCTTCTTTTATTATATCATCTATAGATTTAGAGCTTGCGTCTTTGCTTAATTTAAATCTACCCATCATGCTAGAAAACTGACTTTGTATAGGAGAGTTAGGTTTTGCCATTCCTCTTATAATCTCTTGTATGTCAACATTCTCTGGTACACTAACTCCAGGATTCATGCTTGGACTAGTTAAAAATAAAACCTCTCTACCCATAGGAGTTTTAGAAAGTGCACCTTGTCCTTGAGTTAAAGAATCTATTAGTTTAAATAATTGTTCGTTGTTCATAATATTACCATTTTACTTTATCTGCCCACCAAGCTGCAGACATTTTACCTCTTGCTATATTCTTTCTATGTCTAGCTTTAAATGACTTTCTTTTGGCTTTCATTCTAGCAGACTCACCTTTCTTTGGTTTACCAGCAGTACCAGATAGAGTTCCTACCTTTTTACCTTGCTGACCAAAGCGTATTAATTTAACCTTACTTCCCTCTTTTGCAACCACAACATGAGACTTTGTAGGATGGCCAGGGGTTCTCTTAGGTTTATTGTAACCAGAGACACCAGCCTTAGCCAGTCTCGGATCTTTCTTCTTTCCTCTCTTTTTGGTAGCCATTACTTCTTCTTCTTTTTTCTGGCTTTAGACTTTAATATCATTTGTTGAAGTTTCTTTGGCAATGTCTTTTGCTTTGCAGTTAGACCATTCATTTTCTTACCATTCATTTTCTTTTTTGGTCTACCAACTTTTTTACCATAAGTTCCTTTTCCTTTAGGCATACTATCTCCTTTTCTTTGCTTTAGATTTTTTTTTATTCATTCTTCTAATAGCATCTTTACCAGCCTTAGCTATCTTAGCTTGTTGTGGTTTTTTAGCTACCTTAGCCCTCTGCTCTAGCACAGTTAGTATCTGTATCTTTCTAGCAAAAGGCTTTCTTATCTTCTTAACTTTAGCTACAGTTGCTCTAGCATCTGCAGGCGTAGCAAATTTTATTCTCACTGTATCTTTAGGGTTCTCATCTGTATATAATCTTCTACCAGAACCTTTAGGCTTTTTACCAGTCCCTACCTTTGGGTCTCTCTTCTTCCTTTTCTTCATTTCTTTTTACGCCTTGTAGTAGTCTTCTTTTTCTTCTTACCACCTCTGATCAAATCAGCATCAGCTTTTCTAGCACCACCTTTGCCAGTAGCAAAGCTTCTTACTCTACCTGCAGCCCATTGATGAGCAGATACTCCAGGTCTACTACCACTGGAATAGAACGCCCCCAACCCTCTCGAGTACACCTTAGACAAGGTTGATTTAGATATACCAGAACTCTTAGAGTACTTTGCTAGTACTGCAGCTTTACTGCCTCCAGTAGATTTTTTCTTAGGACTTGCTTTTTTTCTTACGCTTTTTTTTCTTGTTGCCACTATTCTTCCTCACTTCCGATATAGCATCCATCATAGCTGGAGTTAGCTTTCCCTCTCTGTAAAGCCTTCTTGTTCTCATTATCTCAGCCTCACTAGCAGATGGATTCTTAGAGCCTCTCACATATTTAAGTGGAGTTCCTCTTTTTGTTTTACGTACTTTTTTAAATTTTCTTTTTGGCATAAAACTAAATTACTTTCCTACCATTTTTTTAGCTTTGTTATGAGATTGTTTAAAGGTTTTACCTTTTCTCATTTCAGATGCCATTAAATTTAAATGTTTTTTAGTGTGATGAACTTTATGCTTTTGCATTTGTTTTTTTTGCATAGAAGTTAATCCCTTTAAATTAACATTTTTTAAATTTGTAGCCATATTATCTTCCTAACTTTATATTTTCTTGATTTATTCTTATTTGTTTATTTAATACTTTTCTATAGATAGTTTTTGGACTTATGTCATCATATGAAAGAGCATTTGTAGGAAATTTTTCATTCCATTTTCTAAGATTAGATAATGCTTTGTCAGTATCTCCTTTTATCATTAAATCTAATATATTACTTTTTACTCTTGACTTTCTAGATTTTTGAGTAGCTCTTTTTTGACCCTCAGTAGCAAGAATATTTTCAGCAACTCTTCTAGGAACAGAACCTAGTATTGGAGATGCTTTATATAAAGCTCTTCTGAATGGTGTTTGAGTCATACCAAATGTGTCAACGCTTCTTTGAAACTCTTCTAATGCCTTAAATCCATTTGTTAAATCGCTTAAAAATACTGGTGTAACAGCAAACTTTAAGTTACCAACAGAATCTTCTATGTCTATAAAATCTGTTAACATACCAAAAGCACCAACAGCAGACAGATTCTCTATAAACTCATCAAATGTAGGATCTTTTTCGTTATAAACTGGTCTACCAGAAAAGAACTCAAACATACTATTTTTTGCAAATTGTATAAAAGAACCACCTGCCATACCAGCTAGTCCAAGTCTTAAAAATATCAAGGGGTTCCCCATCTTCATTTCTGCTTTTATACTATCTTTTATAAATCTAGCTTGGTTATATCCAAAGCTTTTGAACATAACTAATGGTCTTGTTTTCGGATTGCTAAACCAATTAGGCTCTCTAAGAAAGTCTCTTTGTAGCTGAGATTTTCTCGCATAGTTTGACATACCTGATACTACTTGAGATTCAGTAGGCAGTTTGTTTTTATCAAGACTTATGTTAAAATAAGTTTTTAGTTTTTGTACTGCTTGCTTACCTCTTATACTATTTGGATTGTTCCTTGCTATTCTAACAAAATCATCTATAGCTGTCTTTGCTACAGATGCTGCTAGTAAGTTATTAAATTTATTTATAGGATTAAATCCACTATACTTAGCAAAAAGCTCAGCGTATCTTCTCATGACAGTTCCAGTACCAGTTTCTCCTAAAAGCTCTTTGACTAACTCAACTTGTGGAACTGTTAACTTTTTTCTATACTCTGGATCAAGAAGTTTAACAAAACCTCTTACTGTTCTAAACATTCCTAGCTGAGGCATAATAGATATTAAAGGCTGACCTATGTTAGCAATAGTAGCAGTACCTAAAGATATTTTAGATATAGTTTCAAAAGCCATTAAGTTTTGAATATACTTTCTTGTTCTAGGAGCAAAGTTTTTACTTACATCATTTTCAACTGCACCAGTAAGTTTTGCTATACCATCTGTCAATAAAGCTGCTTCTCTACCTGCTGTGGCTTGCAACTGAACAACAGAATTATTTATAACCTCATTGTTTCTGCCAAATATCTTAGCAGTTTCTACCCTTCTTGCTAATCTGTGATCATACACAGCAACCAAAGTAAAAGGGTCTAGCTCTAAGAATGGAGCAAGTCTTTCAAAGTTATCTTTTGTTATTTTTAACTTTCTTGTTTTTTCTACAAAGTTCATTGGTGCTATAGTGTTAGCAGTAATACCTTCAGTAACAAGTTCATAGGCATCTCGCATACTAATACCATATGCATCTTTTACAGCAATAATAAAGTCTTTAGAAGATTGTTTCATGTCTCCAGCAAGAACCCTTCTTTTAATAAAGCTAGCAAAAGCAGCTTCAACCTCTGTCCCTCTTAGTGTTTCGTCAAAAGCTCTTCCAAACCTTTCGTTAATAGAAACATAGTCATCAAATAGTGCATTCATAACTTTAGGTTTGTACATTATAGGTAAATATTTTTTTATCTCTCCAGCTCTAACTATGTTTCCAGTACCAGCATAGCTATAAGTTTCTTTTGCCCAGTTTTGCAACCATTGAACAATATCTTTGTTTTCAGGGGTAACTTCTTTTATTCCTAAAACTTCTGCATATACATCTTTATTTCTTGAATCATTGCCTTTTATTGCTTTTAATGGCGAGTTGTTTAGATTGGTTAACTGAGAAGATTCTCTTTCTACAATATTGTTTCTAGCATTAGCCATAAGCTTAGCTACATTTTGAGCTCTAGGATTTTTAAATGACTTTTGGTAAGACTTAAAGTATCTAGCTATGTTCTCTCCAAAAACATGATCGAATAAATCTTTTTGTGGTATCTCATTAGAATACTCTACAAATTGTTTATAAATTGTGTTTCTCTCTACCCTTTTAAATAATCTCTCATTTACTTCTTTAAGCTGACCATCGCCTACTTTTGAAAGCTCAATATTATTAAACTCAGCTAAGAAAGCGTCATCATCTAATTCTAGCTTGTTTTTTAATTTTAATGACAAACTTTCTGCATTTATTCTAACCAAAGGATTTCTATTGTATACAGAAAAGAACTCTTTTGATGTGATGTTTCTTGATTTAGTTCCACCCTCTTCTATAATCTTAAAACCTTTTACCTCTTTAAAAGCATTTGTTTTTTTACCAGTTGATTTTTGTAATGCATCTGTGTATAATTTATCTATCTGTTTCTTTGTTGGAGCTAACTCTGCTGTTCTCATACTAGCTCTCAAACCAGAAACAACTTGATTGTATAGTTTTTGATTGGTAGGAACTTTTACTCTTATATCATCAGATATCCTTACCTCTGGTATGTATGTTCCTTTTATATTCTCTTTTAAACCCCATGTTTCGCTAAAAGATTGAGCTAGAGATCGTTGTGTAGCATAGTCTTCAGCTAGGTTTATTAAGTCATTTTTATCTGCAGAAGATAGTTTGTTTGTAGGGTCAAACTCTTTGTTAGAGTATCTCTGTCTAATCTTAGAAAACTCATCTCTTAAAAAACCAGGAGCCTTTTGTGCAGTTCTAATACCAAGAACAGTTCCTAATCCAGTAAGATAGTCTTGTGGGTCTGGAGACCTACCACTTAATATAGGTTCAGCAGTACTAAAACCTATAGCTTCTTGAGTTAAAGCTGCTGTTGTAGAAGAACCTCTTGCAACTGCTCTACCAAACAAAGCACCTCCTACTGCACCAGATAAACCAGCTTTAGATGCATCTGTTAAAGATTTAGTCCAATCAATATCATTGGTTTCTATTTGCTGTTTTAGTGCTGAGTTTAGACCAGTATAAGTTCCAATAGCACCAGCTTGAATAGAAGCACCAGATAAAAGTTTTTTAGCTCCCTCTTCTATTACTTTATCGCTAAGCTCTTTGTTCAAACCAAAGTTTACCATTCTCTTAGCACCCATGTTCATAGCTCTTTTTAAACCAGACTTTGCAGCACCTCTTGTAGCAAGACTGCCAACTCCTCCACCAGCTACTGTAGCAACCAAATCAGCAGGCATCATAAAGCCAACAATAGCAGAACCTATATCAGATAGTATACTACCATCATAACCAGAAATATCAAATCTATCTTGACCAGACACAACTCTTTCTGCCATACCAGTGATAGATTCATTATATCCTTTTTTAATCCAGTTTGGCAGCCATTTATCTAAATAGCTATTATCTAGCTTTGGAATATAATCTGATCCAGTTGTATCTTTATAAAGCTCTTCAAACGTAAATTGCTTATTAGGCTTTGGACTAGAATCAACAGAACCAGCTAATTCTTCGTAAGTAAAACTAGCCATATTAAAGTTCTATTTGATTTAATAGATTTACAGTATCTTCGTTAAATATATTTCTTCCACCAGTTATTCTAAAAGGCTCAAACCCAGGAGCTGGTATACCAGTAAACATAGGTTTTTTCTGAGTATCTTTCATTCTTTGTAAAAACTTTTTTAATCTAGCTTTAACTCTAGCACTAGTGCCTTCATTTAAATACGCTTCATAAGCATTTGATATTAAATTTTGCAGTTCTAAATTTTTTAAGTTTCTTTTTTCTTGATACTCTTCTTCGCTTTCTCTACCTGCAACAGCTAACCTCCTGCTCTTTGTTAAGTCTTTTATAGCTACATCTGAGTTATCTTCTACAACTTTAACTGCTTGGACTTGTTCTTTAGGAGAGCCACCCAATGTTAAGACACCACCCTCTCCAGTTCCAAATTGTTGTTCTACCCTAGGAGCTGTCCTTAACAAATCTCTTACATCTCTAGCTGGGATTCCAGTTGGGTTTGGAGAAGTGCCAGCTAATCTTTGAATAGCAGTTAAGTCTGGTCTATCACTAGCTTCTGGAGGAACCCTATACTCTTCAAACTTTCCTTCATCATTTTTAAAAAATAATTCACGATTATTTGTATCTGGATTTGTTCTAAAAACAAAACCACCTGGAGGTATAGTTTCTCCTATATTCTCTCCCTTTTTTATTTCTACTGCAGTTTCTGGAGTTGTTCCAAAGTTTGCAGAAGCAACTATATCATTATCAGATTCTTCTTTAACATCTATATTAGTATTATATGATGGAGTATTTTGTATAAAGGTTTGTAATCTGTCATATAAATTATTAACATTACCCTCTACTGCTTCAATTTGTGAGATAGCATTTTGCTGATCTTGTTTGCTTCCTCCTATTGTTAATAATTGTTGATAGTTGTCTCTAAGATTTTTAAGTCTTGTTTGTTCAGCACCATAAATATTTATTAAGTTAGCTAGACTTCTGGCTTTCCGAGCATCTTCCATACTTAACTTTTGTTGTAAATAATTAAAAATAAGATCGTTAGAACCTTCTTGCATACCCTTAGTGTTAATTTGTCTTTCAAAAAATGATTGCAAAGATGGGTCAAACTCAAGAGACTTTACAAAGGCTTGATTGCTTTTTATTTCTGACTCTGCTTTTTTAGCAATAGATGCAAATCCTCTGTCAAAAGCAGAATTATTAAAAATATTGCCAGAAATAATATTGTTACCCTCGTCTCTTTGAGCCATATTAACAATAGATTTAAGATCTTTTCCGCTAGTTAATTCTTCATACAATATTTTATCGTCTTCTCTTGAAACAGACTCAAGATATCTTTTTTTCTCTTCAATCCTAGCCTCTTCTCTGTCTTGTTCTTCCTTAAAAGCTTGTTGTCTCATAAATGAATTTTGCTTGTCTTGCTCCATCATTTGTCTATTAAATCTATCTTCAGCAATTTGTTCTTGCCTTAACATATTTTGTTGCTGTCTTTCTATATCATCCATCCTATCTTGCCTAGCTTGATCTCTAACTTGTTCTCTTTCTTGCCTAGCAAGTTGAGATTCTAAAAATCTAGGGATAGTAACATCCAACAATCTATTTAAAGGTGATTCAAATGTAAATCCATTAGCCATGTTTATCTCCTAATAAATACTCATTGAGTTTGTATTTAACTTTAATTCTTCTTCTTTTAATGGGTCTGTTCCACCAGCCATACCGCCTGCTCCGACACCAAATCCTCCTTGTTGTGGCATTGGAGTAGTTCCAGAACCACCAGTTGGATTTAATGATTGTATTCTTCTAGCTTGAGAAAAAACTCCAGTCAAGTAGTTTTGTAACAAACCAGTTAAACCAGCTCTTTCTTGACCAGCTTGCTGTTCTATGCCAAACATACCTTGAGCTCTTCTTTGCATTATATCAGCTAGACTTTGATTAGCTCTTTCTCTGCTTTGCTCTATTTGTCTTTGAGTTGCACCTGAACCAGCAAATCCAGCTCTACCAGCTGCCTGACCTATTTGTCTTGTTGCTTGTCCTAAGCTTTGACCAAGCCCTTGAAATCCAGATTGAAACTGAGATTGTAAAAATCCTTCTCTTGTTGCTTGTCTGTTTTGAATTTCTGTTGCAGCATCTAAAAGTCTTTGTTGATTAAAGGGTTGAAAAAACTGTCCAAACTGTTGAGCTTGAGTTCCAGTAAATCCTAAAGATGCAGCTATCTGAGCTGGGTCTTGTTGAAATAATGCAGCTTGATCTTGTAAGCCAGCTTGTTCTAATAATTCTTGAAATGTCATAATTTTACCTTTTTCCTTTAACCAAACGGATTGTATCCAGCACCACTACCCATTAAAAAACTACCTCTTCTAGCATTACTTACTGCTGACATAGGGTTATTTTCTTGAAACTCTAAAAGCCTCATACCAGTTTCATAGGCACTTGGTGTTGCAACTGGAATGTTTATTCTATCTTTTATTGGCTCAAGTAAATCCATTGCCTTGGGTGGATCTAAAAGGCTAGCAGTATCATTTAGCTGAGTTACCTTAGGCTCTCTTTTAAATAAATCTCCAATACTAAACTTTTTACTAGGATCAAAGTTAGCTAAAAAATTACCTGCTCTGTAACCAGTGATAGCATCTCCAATAGCACTAACTGCTTGTCTTTGTTTAAAATTTTGTTCTGCTTCATTTAAAAATCTATTTATATCTCTTTCAGCTCCAGATATATTTTCTCTTGCACCTCTAAAAAACATACCTCCACCTAGTCCAGATCTAACATCATCTAAAGATAAATCACCAGCTGCTTTTTGACCAAGAAAACTACCAAGCCCAGAAGCTGCACCCAGAACCAATGGCATTGCAGTTCCACCACTAGCAAGAAGAGCAAGAGCTGCACCTCCAAGAGCACCTATAGTTCTAGCACCACCTCTTCTTCTTTCTTGTCTGGCAGCTTGTCTTTCTCTTTCTTTTCTTTGTTCTTGTAACTTTCTTCTAGCATCAGCTAAAGATGCTCTTTCTTCGGCAGCTACACCAGTTAAATTAGTAAAAGATTCAGATTGACCAACAGCTTGTCCAGCTCTTATACCAGCTAATATTTCTGCTAAAGTCATTTTAACTCCTTATAAATTCTAAATAGTGCCAAGCACCAAGTTCTTTTCTATAAAGTCTAAGTTTACCATCAGGTGTCTTGACTATTCTTTCTTCGCCATCATTGCCAGAATTACTAGCTGGATAGCCTTTTTGTAGTTTTGTTTTAACTCCTTTAGAGTTATATAAAAATCTTTTTTCTCTATCAATAGCCATTATGTTATCCTTTTATATAATGGTCTATACTCTACACCAACACTATGTATTTTGTGATCACAGTTTCCATCTAAATCAAGCTGAACTTGAAAAGATGAAGCAAGAACTGGGCTACCTATATTAAATTTATCAACAGTAACTGCATCATTTGTATCACTCAAATTTCCTAGGTTAGCAGATGATACTTTAGCACCAGAATCATTTATATACTCAAACTTAACACCATTAGTATTTGCTTCTGTTGTAGAGTATTCTACTGTAACACCATATACTTTTTTAACAGTATTTGGTAATCCAAAGTCATCATCTTTTAATTTAATATCAAAAGTTTGATGATCACTTGGTTCTCCATCATAAGATTCTATTTGAGTAGTTCCTTTTCCAATAGAAAGATTATTATGTAAATCTGTTATTGGATTTGTTTTTACACTATCTGATATTAAGCTAGTTACTTTTGTAAAAGAGTTTGTGATAAAACTATAAATATAAGCATCTCCATTATCAGAACCACTATCACTAGCACTTTTAATAACTACTAAATGTTTATGCGTAGGCTCATATGCTAACATTGTATCGCTAGTTATAAACGATGTCCAGTCTGATTCAATTATTTTAGTTTGTAGATTAGTTATTCTAGAACCATCATAGATATACAATCCATTTTTATTTACCCAGCAAACACCTATTTCTGTTTTAACAACTGCAGAATGAAAGCTTACACCCATGTTATTTTGTGTTGACTCTAAGAACCATTGAGTATCAGAACCACCACCAATGTTTATAACATATAAAGTTCTTTCCTTGTACGCTAACAATCTATCAGCAAAAGCTTCTAGCTTTATAAACTCTTCTCCATCATTTACACCTATATCTAAAAAATTAAACTCTGGAAAAGTATCAAATTTATTTATCTCACTATATCTAATAGTATCGCCTTTATTTTTCATAATGCCTTCTTCATTTGTATATCTGACATTAGCTATAAAAGCTCTTCTATTTGTAACAACGCTAGTTTGATATTTTTCTCCAGCTAAACCAACGCTTATAAAAGATGCATCTTGATTGTATCCATTTAAAGACTCATATGTATCTACATTAAGACCATTGCTAACAAAAGAAGAAAATGCAAAAGGAGCAACTGATCCAAACTCAAGATCCCAGTGTGTAAATTGACCATCTAAAGTAGGTTTTGTTCCATTAATAAGACTAACTTCTCCAAAAAAAATAAAAGCTTCATCTGAATCTTTTTTTCTAATGTATATTCTACCACCTTTTATGTTTGCAGGAAAAACTGTTCCACTACTATTATTTGTAACCATTACTGTGCAAGTAATACTATCGTTATCAGCTAGTGTTAGCTCACCACCAAGAACATATGGCAAAGACTCTTGATCTCCATCGTACAAAAAAGTGCTTGCAAATTCATAATTACCAGCCTTGAAAGCAGCAACTGTATTACTAGGAGCTGAGGAATTAGTTGTTATCTTAAAATCTAAATTAAAACCAGTAGCATCAGGTGGATATATTCTATAATTTTCTCCATCATCGCCAAAACTAGCCCCACTTGCAGCAACAACCAATCTTTCATCAGTTGATCTGCTTGCAATAGCATCTGTACCTCCACTTCCTGCAGCTGCATCTGTTTGATTTACAGCTAAATATACTCCACTAGCTAACTCTGTAGATACTGAAGATGGAAAAGAGTCAGTTATAGAAGATATTAATAAAGTATCGCTTCCACTAGCAGCAGTAGTGCCTCTCATTCCTATACTACAAACGCCTCTAGTAGGTTTACTTAACTTTGTATCTAAGTCTTGAAAGCCAGTTGCTCCATTATAGTTACCAGGAGTTTGAGTTGTTCCAGACTCATTTCTAAACCTATCTGTAGTTTGAAAATATCCATACTTTTTAATACTTGTAGATGTATTAGCAACATTTGTATCACATACCCTAACTATACCATCTGCAATGTGGTATATAACTTTTCCTTGATTAGTGCTAGTAGGTGCTCCTAAATCAATAGTTTCATCTGTAAAAGCATCTCCTTGACCATCTGATCTTTCTACAGTAACTTTTGATCCAGTATGAGCATTTGCATAAAATGTAGATATTACAGATGTATTTGAATTGCTTTTATTATAATCAAACCTAGTTTGAAATAATCCATAACCAGCCTGAATAGCATTTACATCAGGAGCTTGATAGTCTTTACCACCACCAGTATTTACAGCAAACTTTCCACAAGACTTAACTACACCAAACTCGTCTACAATAACATTGTCAGCTTGTGCTAACTCATTATCTTGTATAGACCTAGAGTTTGTTTTTGTATTAAGACCACCATCAAATCTAGTATATGTTTTAAATTGTTTAGGCATTATTCCTTAATCTCAAAGTGAACTAAATCGTCAAAGTTATTATCTTTGGTTTGGGTGTCCATATCCCAGTCTCCACCCCATCTTATCTTGATTCCCATTTGGGAAGCAATTCCCAAAACATAACCAGCAAAGTAGTGAAACCTATCACGATCCCTCCAATTAATAGGATAGGGAGCGACATCAACAGCAACACTAGGGCTTTTATTATGCTTACCATTAGGGAATTTAACTTTGCTATTTCCTTTATTATATGCTTCATCTTGTTTTTTCTGACCTCTATGTCCCTCTATAATCGTACAATCAAAATGTTTTACAACTTCTTTAAAAAGTTCTACTAGTCTTTCATCACAAGTATTTAACCTTGATTTACTTCTTGTACTAAATCTAGGCATTACTTGCTTAAGACTTTTCCCATTACATCTTCAAATACATTGTAGATAGCAGCTATGACTTTCTCTTCTGTATCTTCATTGATAATAGGTATGTTAACATTCTTGTTTAGTTCGTCAATAATTTTTGCTTTGTTATCATCGTTAAACAAATATTCCATAATCATTTTTTGAATCATTATTTTCTCCTGATCTCATTATTTATTTTAATTACTAAATACACTAATGTAGCAAGTGAAACAGCCATCTGCAAAGTCATTGGCAAGTTTATCCACCAGACTCCAACTCCAACAATACCATTTGCGACTGTTTTAGTTGTATCAATCATTATGATTTACCATTCATCCTTCCCTTGATATATGATAGGTCATCTGTTACATCATTTAGTTCAGATACAATGGCTTCTCTATGTCTTTGACTTGTATCATCTGACTTGTTCCACCTATCTAACATTTTTAAAACAATGCTCTCCACATTACTCATTTTAGTTTCTAGTTTTGCATTAGCTTGTCTTATTTGATCTAAATCTTCATTTTGAAGTTTTTGACTAGACATTAAATTTAAAACCATATAACCAAATAATATTGTTACTACCCCTATAGCTCCATATTCTGCGTATGTTTCGAACATTTTTTTTTATCCCGTATAAGTTTTTTCTTCAGAATCCTTTTCTAAAGATGTTTTTAGTGCATCAACAAAGGCTTTCTTTCCAAAGTTAAGTTGTTGAAGATTAAAAGTAGATGAATTAATTTTTCTCTCTAAATCAGCAACATGATCTACCATGACCTTTTGCTCTTCAGTTAAATCATCTATTAAATATTCTTTCTCGTCTATTTTTAAAACAGCTTCTTTTTTTTGTTCTTTTGCCATTTTATCTCCTATTTTTGTATTATGCTAGAATCTCCTAGCGTTATTCTCATATTCATCATTAGCGAATCTAATTCAAACATAGATCTTACTAATTCTTCGTTTAGGTCTTCTTTGCTTTTACCAAAATAAAATTCATTAGCACAGCTAACAAAAATAATCATCAGTAAACAAGCAGATAAGAATCCATAAAAAAATTTGTTAAACCTTTCATTCATTCTTACAACTGCAACAACAACATTCACAATTATTTCTTACCAAGGTACACCACTTCCTTTTGTAACTGCAGGTGGATTTTTTTGTGCATCTATTTGAGCTGCGATATTGTCTTCTTTGGTTTTTACACCATCTTCGCCTAATTCAGCTTTTACCCATCCAATAACTACATCTTCTGTTAATTTATCATACTCAACAAAATCTACGCTAGCCCAAGGGTCTTTAGCTTCTGCTGCTTCTACAGCTGGTGTTTTAATATCCCCTACTTTTACCGCTTTATCAGCAAGTAAGGTATCTTTATCTGTGTACAAGACTGCATCTTTTGCTTCTACGGATTCCACTGTCTCAACATCAAAACTTATATTCATATTATCACTTGCAGAATACTCTTTATCTCCAACTGTTTTAGTGTCTAAAACACTATAATCTACTTTGTAAACAACTTTATCTTTACTGTCTTTAGACAGGTAGTAATTTAAGTTATTTATTTTCCATTTTGCCGCCATTTTAATCTCCTAATTTATTTTCTAATTCTGTTACTTTTGCTGATAGCTCTTGAACTGCTTTTAACATCATAAACATTATATCTTTGTTATAAACTCTTTTTAACTCT